ACTCTAAAGATTTATTAACAAAGGTTCAGGGTAACTTTGATAATCTAGTAGGGTCTCAAAACTTTCAAGGAGAATACTATCCTTCTCCATTCTTTAAAGATTTTGCTGGATCATGGTATTCTGGAAAGAAGTTTATAGAAGCTAAAGTAGATAAAAAAGTAGGTGGTAGATGGCAACGATTTGGTTCTGGATCCGTGGTTCATCATAGATCTTTCAAAGATAACGATCATGCTGGTAACGGTACAAGACCTGGATTGACTTGCTTAGAAGAGGTAGGTTTCATGAATAACCTTAAAGGAGCATTAGGTGCAATGAAAGATACTACATACAATGGAGCTATCAAGTTTGGAACTATATACATGTTTGGTACTGGTGGTGGTATGGAGTCTGGAGCATCTGAACAAGCTATGGAGGTTTTTAATGATCCCAAATCTTTTGATTGCCTACCATTTAATGATACATGGGAAGAAACTGGCGACATAGGTTTTTTTGTTCCTTATGAACTTGGGCTTAATCAGTTTAAAGACAAAGAAGGTAATACTGAAATGGATAGGGCTACTAGATTTGTTGATAGTGTTAGAGAAAAGAAAGCTGCTGGAAAGTCTAAAAAGCCACTTTATGATGAGATGCAAAACAACCCAAGAGTTCCTTCTGAGGCATTCTTGATAATGAATGCAAACATTTTTCCAATAGGAGAACTGAAAGAACACATGAACTGGCTTAAGTCAAATCAACATGACGGGTTTGTTAAAGGCATGTGTGGAAATCTGGTTTTTAAGATGAAAGAAAAAGCAGGTAAAGATGATAAGCCTGATCTTAAATGGGAGCCTGATCTCGAGAATAAGTTAACACCTTGTGGCTTTAAGATGAACAAAAGCGACGACACTACAGGGTGTATACAGATATGGGAGCAACCACAGATGGTTAATGGTTCAGTTCCTTTTGGATTGTACCTTGCAGGTACCGATCCATACGATCAGGATCATGCGCCTAATACACCTTCTCTAGGTAGTACGTTTATCTATAAAACTTATCATAGCGACGAAGGGATATATCACTGGCCTGTTGCTGAGTATACAGCTAGACCTAACACTGCAGAAGAGCATCATGAAAACGTACGTAAACTATTGCTTTATTATAACGCTTTAGACTTGTATGAAAATGAGAGAAATACTCTCAAGATGCACTTTTCTCATAAACATTCCTTACATTTACTAGCTAGGCAGCCTGATATATTAAAGGCTACTGAAGGAAGTAAGGTTCAGAGGATGTACGGAATACACATGACTGAGCAGATTAAGGACGAGATTGAGATATATACTCGCGATTGGTTGCTGCAAGATGCAGGAAACGGAAAGCTTAATCTCCACAAGATCTACAGTATTCCATTACTCCAAGAACTCATTTTCTACAATCGAGACGGGAACTTTGACCGCGTTATATCGTTTATGTTAGCTATAACACATATGCTACAGCGTAAGCAAATACAGGTTTCTGAAACGAGAAAAGAAAGCTTTGGTATGGATCCTTTCTTTAAGAGAGCTCTTAAGGGTGGGTTTTTTACATGAATATATAACTTATGTCGACATTATTTACAACGAATCACTTAAACAACTCTATGCCGCCGCAAAAGGTGTCGTCTAGAAAGAAAGATAAAAAGTGGAGGAAACAATGTGTTGAAGCTGTTTCTTCTTTTGGTAATACAAGAGACGCGAACGGCAGAACATCTTGGGAAAGAAAACAGTCTAACTACGATATAGTTAACTCTATACTCAATGAGAATGACTTTAAGTATGTGTTAGACCCTTATGGTTTAGGTACAGAAAAAGCAGGAAATCAACCTGCTAAAATGCGAGACTTTAACTTAATCTTTAACAAGATCTCTTTACTAAAAGGTGAGGAGATATCTCGTCCTTTTGATTTTCACATAATGGCTGTAAATGGAGAAGCTGTATCTATTAAGGAAACAATGATTAAAGACCAGCTATTTCAGCATGCTCAAAAAACATTACTACATGAAGCAGGTATAGAGCCAAACGTGAACCCGGAAACAGGACAGCCAGAAGAACCAGAACCGTTAGAGCAAGTTCAAAAGTACTTACACTCATCTGTAACAGATATTAGAGAGCAATGGGGAAGTTCTATATTAAACTATTTAGAGTTTAAAGAAAAGCTTCCTTTAAGATTTAACGAAGGTTGGGAGCATGGCCTTACTGTTGCTGAAGAATGCTACTACATAGGTATCACAAATAATCAACCTAAAGTTCGTACATGTAACCCTATTAACTGCGACTTTGACAGAAATCCTGACAACCCTAATATAGAAGATGGGGATTGGTTTAGGGAAGATAGGATGATGACTGTTGGCCAAATACTAGATGAGTATGGTGACTATCTTACTGATGCTGAAGTAGATAAGCTAGACAAAGGTGACTTTAGAGCAGGTATGGGTATGTCTAATCAGATGCTGCCTGGCTTTGCTTACACTCAGTCTGATATCGCTAAGCATGAAAGATCTAGTTCATCAAATTCAAGAGCAAGAAGTAACTCAGGTCATTACCTAGTGACTCACGTTGTTTGGAAGTCTATGAAAAAGATAGGCTTTTTGTCATATGTAGACGAAAATGGTAGGCCTCAAGAAGAAATGGTCGACGAGAAGTTTAAACTCGCTCCTGAACAAAAAGAACAAGGATGGTCTATTTCTTGGAGATGGATATCTGATGTATGGCATGGAACTAAGATTGGTGATGACTTTTACGTTCAGATAGAGCCACTACCTAATCAGATTAGGTCTCAAGATAATATTTCAGAAGTAAAGCTTCCTTACGTTGGAAGAGTGTATAACGCAACAAACACTGTTCAAACTTCTTTAGTAGACTTGATTAAACCTCATCAATACCTTTACAATATTATATGGTATCGCTTAGAAGCAGAGATTGCTAAAGCTAAAGGTAAGAAGATGGTTATGGATATCGCTCAGATTCCTAGGTCAGAAGGTATCGATTTAGATAAATGGATGTACTTCTTTGATAACACAGGTATCGCTTTCATTAACTCTTTTGAGGAAGGAAAAGATAGGTTTCAAGGAAAGACTTCTGATTTTAATCAGTTCACTAATGTTGATATGGGTCTTTCTCAATCAGTTGGTCAATACATAAATATTCTTGGAAAGATTGAACAAGAGATAGATAGAATGGTTGGAATAACTCCTCAGAGAGAAGGTCAAGTTCAAGCTACAGAAACAGCTACTTCAACTAAAGCCGCTGTAATCAACTCATCTCATATAACTGAACCTTGGTTCTATATTCACAATGAAATAAAGAAAAACGTACTTTCTCATCTTATTGAGACCGCTAAGTTTGCTTATCAAGGTCAGAAGAAGTTAAACTACATAATGGATGACATGCAACGAATATATGCTGAAATAGACATGGATAAGTTTGCTGATTCTGATTACGGTGTATTTGTAACTAACTCTTCTAGAGATAACGCTATCTTTCAACAACTACAAGCTCTTGGAGGAATGGCATTACAGACTGATAAAGCTAAGCTTACTGATATTATCTCTATGTATAAAGCTAGTTCTATTTCTGAACTTTCTAATACTATCAAGAAATCTGAAGCTGCTAAACTTGAAGCTGATCAAGCTCAAATGAAGCAACAACAAGAGATGCAACAGCAGCAAATAGAAGCTCAACAAATCGAGAAAGAAGAGGAAAGAAACTTTGAGGCTGAACAAAATCAACTTGATAGAGAGAACAAGCTTCAAGAAGCTGCTATTAAAGTTACTGGTTTTGATACAGATACATCTGACAACAATAGGCTTGATGCTCTTGAAGCTTCTAAAACTATGATAGAGCAATCTAAAATATCCAACGAAAGAGTTGACAAGCAAATGGACAGAAACCATGATGCTGCTCAAAAAGCAGGAGATAGAGCTGTGAAGATGAAAGAAATTGAATCTAGAGAACGTATAGAAAAACTAAAAGCTAAGACAGCTTTAAAGAATAAAGTACCAGGAGAAAAATAATACATTATGAAATACTCATCTAAAAAAGAGGGATCTAAAGATAGTGGATCTAAAAAAAAAGCACACAGAACTAAAGCTGACATTGCGCACGAAGCAAGAGCACGAACTTTAGCGCAAGCAAATATATACCGGAACAAGCCTAAAAAAGCTTCTAAAGGAATGAATACTTTCCAAGGCATGGGAGGTATGGGTAAAGCAGGTGCTATTGGAGGTATGGCAGGAACAGCTATGCAGATATATGGAGCAAACTTTGGAACAACTAATCCTGAGGATGCAGCTACAATGACTCAGTCTGGAAGCATATTAAACACTGCATCAGGCATCGCCTCAGGAATGGATCAAGGTAAAAAGAAAAAACCTACCTACAGGAAAGGTGTTAAAATGTACAGAAAGGGAGGGAAGAGGTGTTAACTTTTCTCCCACAGATAAACAAAAGTCTAACACAAAGTACACTAACATAGTGAACATTTATTTATAACTAAAGTATATTCGAGTATGGAAAAAGGAAGACAAAGCTTTACTGATATGTTTTTTGTTGATGGGGATCAACTTAATGACAAGGCAGTAGATGAAACAGTAACTGAAGGTCATAGCGGTGCGCAAGACGTTACCACTCAACCTGAAGATATTACTCCTGAAGCTGAAGAAGTAACCGAGGTTACTACGCAGACGGGGGATACGGAGGAAGACGCAGAGTCAGAAAATGGCGATGGGAAACAGGCCGAGGAAGTGATGGAAACATCAAGTGAAGTGAGCGAGGAAGATGCCCTATCAAATGACTCTGATAATGTCGATCATATCGACGGAGCTGAATCTATCATCAATGAGTTAGTTACTGATGAGAACATATACTTCGATGAAGAGAAGGAATATGATATGACAGTTGATGGTCTTAAAGAGATTATCAATGAGAACGTTCAATTAGCTAGAGACACAGCAATCGATCATTTGAAGAAAGGTCTTGATGATCAAGGTCAGCAAATACTTGATATAATTCAATCTGGAGGTTCGGTTCAAGAGTTTCTAGAAAGACCTGAGACAATTGACTTTAAGTCAATCAAGGTTTTAAATGAAGACGGAAGTGTGAATGTAGAAACTTCTTCTGATTTAATAGGTACTTGGATGGAACTTCAAGACTATACTGAAGAAGAAATAAATGAGCGATTAGATGTTCTAGATAAAGCAGGTCTTTTGCGCAAAGAAGCAGAAAGAGCTAAGGCTAAACTAGATCAAAAGCAAACTAAAGATATTTCTGATCAAAAAAAGCTAAATGAACAAAATGCAGCTTTAGCTCAGGAAGAAGCTCGAGAAAGAGCGGAAGCCTTTAGAGAGGACATGGTTGGAACTACTGATATCGCAGGATTTAAAGTATCTAAAACTGAAGCTCAAAAGCTTTATGATTTTGTATCTAAGCCAGACAAAGACGGTAAGACAGCTTTTGAAAAAGCGGATACAGATGAAGCAAGAAAGCTATATGCTTATTTTGCTATGAACAACTTTGATGTTGATGCTTTATCAAGAGAGGTGGCAACAAAGAACGTTAGAACAATTAAGAAAAGAATATCTAACGCTAATGACGGACAGGTTAGACCTGGAGGTCAAACAGTTAGAAGAGGAAGTGGCGAAAATGGCTTAGGTGACATTTCGTGGCTTGGAATGTAAAAGTTTAAACTATAGATTATGTCAAGTAAAACTCAAGTATCTCCGTTACAAGTCTACCAGACTCGTAACTTTAATGGACTATCTGAAACAAACCACTTGAGCAATGCCTATTTAACTGAGCCAGAAAAAATCGGTTCTGTTTTGGCTTATGCTTTTGGTATTCAGGAAAACAATGTATTATCACTTTTAACAGGTGGTATTGGAAACACTCTTACTGTTAATAACAGAGAATATGAGTGGGATCTACATTCTCAATCAGACAGAGCAATCGAAGTTATCGCAACTTCTGGAGACGCTCAAAACCCTATGCCAGGTTATTCTCAACAAGAAGTTGAGTTAATCTTAGCTGAAAAGTGGTTCGAAGTAACTGACGTATTAGTTGCTGATGATGGACAAACTCAAGTACGTGTACAACGTGAACCTTACCAATCAGGTAACGGATGGGTTTATTCAGTAGTAACTGTAGATCCTTCTCCGAATGCTTTCATCGCTCCTGAGTTTTTAACTCTTGGTTCTAGATGGTCTAAAGAATTCAGTTCAGTTGAAGAGTACTCTATCAAAGGTGGTGGACACGGGTATGCTACTCCATACAAACTTCGTAACCAACTTACTACTCTACGTAAAACTTACAAAGTTTCTCGTGAAGCAGCGAAGGCAGTAATGGTTATCGAATTGTTTGATCCAGCTGATCCTTCTAAATCAACTAAGTTGTGGACGAAGTTAGCTGAATGGACAGCAATGGCTTATTGGTACCGTGAAATGGACAAGTCTTACATCTACTCTAAATACAACAAAGATGCTAGAGGTATCGTTAAGTTGCAGGGTGAGAACAAGAGACCTGTTTACCATGGTGCAGGTATGAGAGAGCAAATCGCTCCTTCTAACAAAAGATACTACACTAAGCTCACTTATGAGATCTTAGATGAGTTCTTGTTAGATCTTTCTTATTGCGCTTCTAAGTGGGGTGGCGATCACAAGTTTGTTGCATTAACCGGTAAAATGGGTATGCGCGAGTTTGATCGAGCAATGAAAGAATACAACAGAGGAAACAACATCACTATCACTGATAACGGAACGTTTATCACTGGTAAAGGAGATGAGTTGGTTGTAGACGGATACTTTAGAACTGTTAAGTTCATGAACGGTATCGAGCTTACTGTTAAGGAATTTGAGCCTTATGATGATATCATCAGAAACAGAGAGCTTCACCCAATTACTAAGAAGCCGATCGAATCTTACAGAATGACTATCTTGAACTTCGGTAGAAAGAATGGTACGTCTAACATCCGTAAGGTAGCAATGGCTGATTCAGATATGTCTATGTGGCATGTTTGTGGATCTACAGATCCTATGGGAGGAGTTGCTAAGTCTATCAATGTTCAGAGATCATCTGGAATCGATGGATACGAAGTACACTTCTTATCACAATGTGGTATTATGGTACAAGATCCTACATCTTGTGGAGAATTAATCTTACGTATTTGCTAAGATAAAAACTATAGAGGGGGAGTGGGGACTCCCCTTCTTTTTAAAAAAAACTTAAAGGGAAGACACATGACACTAGTAAAAATTAAAAGAGTAGAAGGTAGAACGAGTTTCGGAGTTAAAGACGAAGAATCTCAAATGTTTAAACCTAAGTATGACGATTGCTTTGATAAGTGGTCACCAGGTTTAAATAGACACACAGGGGTTTTAAGAACAGGATTGACTTTTGAAGAGTCTTCTGAACTTGAAAAGAAACTAGGATTAGAAGAAGGTGATTTATCTCCTGCGGGTAGATATTGGAGCAACTTTGTTGTTATCATACCTCACGATGGTTTAACTATCAACGCTGATAAAGTAGCTAATCCTATAGGATATATTCAGGTGAAAGCTTTATCTGATGATCCTAAAATAGCTTCTTCTGAGGATAGTGCTGCAACTCAAGCATCTGCTGAGTTTGTATTGACTAACGAAATAGCAGAAGCTAAGAGTAAAAACGCTAAGTTTGAAGTCAAAGGTCAAGCTTACGCTAAGTTCTACTCTATGACTAACTCAGAGATCGTTGATGCTCTATATATGTTTGGAATGGATCCAGGAGATATAGATATCGAGGTAGCTAAAGCAAGGTTGTCTACTAAGCTAGATACTGAAGCTGGAATGAAGGAATTCATGAATGTAGTTGGTGATCCTTCGTTTAAGGATAAAGTTTGGTTAGCAAAACTAATCAAGTTAGGTATCCTTAGAAAACAAGGAACTGGGATAGGTTTTGATATGCCTATCTACTTTGGAGACGTTATCTTAGGTAAGGGATTAGAATCATCTATCGCTTACATTAAAGATAAAGAGAACCAAAACATTTATATAGGACTAAAGAAAGCTCACGAAGCTTTATTAAAAAAGAAATAAATGACTGTACAAGAAATGCATAATGAGTTTAAGATCTCTATGGATAAGGTTGATTCTTCAGCCTATCCTGAGTTCTTAGATTGGGAGATTGATTACTACTTGAACGAAGCTCAAGATAGATTCATTAAGAATCGTTTTGGTAGAAACAACTTGTACGTAAGAGGATTCGAAGAGATTCAAAAAAGAACTGACGACTTAAAAGCGTTAGTTGTCTCTAAGTATTGCTCAATAGGGACAACTCCTTATTATGGATTGGGAGGCTCTTTTGTTTATAGAGCTGAACTAGACAGTCTTTTTGATGATGTAAATAGAACTCAAACTTCGTCTGTTGATTACATGCTTTACGTTAAAGCTGCAGCAGAAACTAGTAAAGCTAAGTGTCCTAACAAATGGCACAAGGTAAAGCTAGTTCAACATGATGACTTGTCATCAATCTCTGGAGACCCTTTTAATAAGCCTTCAGCAGAAAGACCAGTTATCTTCTTTGAAGACGGAGATATATTTATATGGTCCGGTCAAGACTCGGAAGTATCTAATTTTTTAGTAACTTTCGTAAAAAGACCAACACAGATAAATATCGGGACTTATAATAGTAATCCCGTAACTAACTGTGAGTTGAGTGAGTACACTCATAAAGAAATAGTTCAGTATGCTGTTAAGATAGTGATAGAGAACATAGAGTCTCCTAGAAGCCAATCTAATCAAGCTATGAACATAAACAAAGTAGAGTAATTTTGTACAACTATAAAGTAAAGAACGATGTCTAATTACAACAATGTAAATCGAGTTTTAATCACTGGCACAGTAGGCAGTGGAGCGACGTCATTACCAGGTATTCAAAAGGGTGACCTTTTATTACTTGATGAAAAAGGAAATGTAGTAGCCTCTGCGGGTGATGCTTCTAATCTAGCTAGATTCGAAAGAGTAAAGTTAGCGGTAGGTATTGCTCCAGGTGAAGCGATTTTGTCTTCCCCGATCCAAGGTAATACCGTCTCCAAATATGAAGGAACACCTTTCGTGGCCCCTCAGGAGATGGTATCCTTTTTAGGGTATAATGGAACAGCAGGTACAGGTATCGCTGTCCAAGAAGGAGATGAGTATAGATTAAGAGTACTTATCAAAGATGATCAAAGAACTAATGGTCAGAGAATGACGTTGGCAGATGCTAACTACACAGCTCCGACAAATGATGCTGTTGACACAGTTTCTCCTTTAGTTTGTTTGTTTACTCAAACTGACTATGCAGTAAACTATTTCCAAGACAAAGTTTGTGTTGAGAAAGTTTCTGATGGAGCTGGTGCAGCTACAACTGTAGATGTTATTGCAGGTTCTGATTTGATTACTGTTCCAACTGGAACTATCTCTTCTATCGGAACTGGTGTAAGAGTAGGAGATGCTGCTGACACTACTTTCCCAGTATTTATCGTAGAAGAAATTGTTTCTGTTGACCTTAACGGTTCAGGAGTCGATGTATTCAAGATCGATCAAAAATACACAGGACCAACTGCTAACGGAGTTGTTGCTGGAGCATTTGATGCTACTGATGGAGCACTAGAGTGGGGTATCAAGTTAACTGGTAAGCCTCAAACTTCTTTCATCAACAGAGGAGAGAACGAACCATTAGATCAGTACGAATGGATCATGTTCGAAGGAGCATTTACTGACGCTAACGATTTAGCTTCTGTTCAGTATTCTGCACTTGAGACTGTTGCTCAGCAAGTAAATCCTGGTCAAGGATTCTGGAAGCAAGTTGCGGACAGAGAAGAAGCTGCTAAGGGTTACTTAGGAGATACTTCTAAAAGAAGATTCCACGACAAGAGAATCGATTCTAACACTGAGGTTGGTGTTGAGTATAGCTCTATTGTTATCACTCACACTGATATCCACAAAGGAGACTTCCAAGGAAGTTATGATGCTCCATTAAAAACGGAAGTATATATCCCTAGTGGAGGTTTAGCTGGAGAGATTGCTATCATCAATGGTTATTTCGCTGACGTGTTAGGCTTTGCTCCTGTGACAGGACTGTAAACGTAACTAACGTTAAAACCGTAAAAGGAGCTGTATGGATTATAGCTCCTTTTTTTGTACCTTAAACTTTCAATAGTGCATTATGCTTCAATCAGAGATTATATATAATATTAAAAACCTCATGGCTGGGGGTATTGAATCAGATGATCAAAACTTCTCGAACGAACAGTTGTCTTTTATCGTCAACTATTACAGAGCCAGATTCTTAAAACAAGATCAGGAAAAAGGTAGATACAGTAACTCATTGTATGTTCAGAATCTAGGAAACGTTCCTTTGATACAAGCAGATAAAAATGAGTGCTGTGATACAAACGGATGTATTTTGAGAACTAAAGACAAGATACCTTTTCCTTTAGAAACATTTAAAGGAATAAATCTGACATTCATTGGCACATTAAACGGAAGGCCTTATCAAAGAACTTATCATAATGCAGTAGTTTGGAAGAAAGGATCTAGGTTTACTAAAAATGATACTCAGTGGTATTATCAAAATGGATACATCTACATAGTAGACCCTTCTTCGATAATGCTTTCTCACATCAATATACAAGGAATATTTGAAGACCCTAAAAAGGCTGAAGAGTTTAGGACTTGTGATTGCGATAACGGAACAGATTGCTACATAGGCTTTGATTTTGAGTACCCGATGCCGGCTCATTACATTGATGTATTAGTTAAAATGGTTGGAGAATCAGAAATGAGAATGCTTTATTCTATACTGCCTGACACATTGAACGATTCTTACGATCAACAATCTTCTTCTAAAACACCAGTACAACCTACACAGAATGGCTAAAGTTAAAAACGGTTATAGTTTAGAGCATGCTTACGCGTTCTTTAAAGAGAAACATAACATAGACATATCTTATAAAGAATACAGGGATATCTGTTATGAGTTTAATAAGATGGTTGTTGATGAAGTTTTAGATGGTAAGACTCAAAAGCTACCTCATTCTATGGGTATGTTGTGGATCAAGAAGTTCAAGATGAACTACGACAATCCGGCAATAGACTTTAAAGAAACTAAAGAGTCAGGTAAAACCATATATCATTTAAACGAAGACTCTGATGGATACTGTGGTAGATGGACTTGGTCAAAAAGAAACAACCTAGCAACAAACATGATATATTACTCTTTTCAACCTTCATGGTCAAATAAAAGAGCATGTTCTGCAGAGTTTAAAAAACATAACGGATATAGAAAGTTTTTCATATCACAAATATTTTAACAATGATACATAAACTTGAAAGTATAGATACGGTCCTAAACAAAGTTGTTAGAGACTTAGGTCTCGGTGAAAACGAGATACCTTATCAGGACATGATCGAATGGTCTGCTGAAGCATTAGAACATATTGGTTCTTACACTCAATTTGAAACAAAGTTTGCGGATATCTTAATAGAAAACTACGAAGGAGTTCTTCCAAGTGGATTATACAAGACTGTAAAGATGGAGTTAGGTTGTGAAATCACAGCTAACTCAGGAGGGTTTTATGGAGGGTCATTACAACAAGAGTTAAACAATGCTGGTGTTGATTACGAATCATTGGGTGCTTACACTAGGTTTAAGATCATCAATGGTCAAGGTTTATCAAAACCTTCAGACGAGTATATTGGTATAGATGGTATTTCTCAACGATTATCAAACAACCCAAACTTAGGATTAAACACTCATTCAAGATATGACTATAGAGTAAACTTCAATCAGATTGTTACTTCTTTTTGTCATGGTATCATTAGAATACAATACTTAGCTTTTCCTGTTGACTCTAGAGGTTATCCTTTAGTTCCTGATAATCAATCTTTTAGAGACGCGTTGTTTTGGAAGATAGCTTATCAAATAGCTATGAGAAACCCTATGGCTCTACCTAATCAAATGATGAGAGATATCAGGTTCTGTAAAGACGAATGGAATAAGTATTGTATGCAAGCGAGAGCTTCTGCTAACATGCCAGATCTTGCCCAAATGGAAAGATTAAAGAATAACTGGTTAAGGCTTCACAATACTCTTGATGAAGATGCTCAAAACTATAGAGACTTAGGATCACAACAAAGATTAGATTTAGATGGCAGACACTAATAAACAACCCCAAGGTCAAGGCGGTAGAACTGCTCAAGACATTAATAAGCTTATAGGTGGATTGAATACAGATATTCATCCATCTCAGCAGCCAGAACATACAGTTAGGGATATAAAAAACTTTGTTCCTTTTGATGACAAGGGTAACACTATGACAGCTATTAATGAAGACGGCACCACTTTAATGAGTGGCGTTGTTTTTCCTGATGGATTTAGAGTTATTGGTCAATCAATACTTAATACCGACATCATAGTTGTTATAGCGGATGCTTCGGGAAATAGTCAAGTAGGTATAGTAAAAGAAGATTCTGGTCAGTTTGTATACGAGGCCGTAGCTCCTTTTGATCCATTAACTAATTCAGTTCCAACAGACAACAAAGAACTTGGTTTTACTCAAACGCATCCAGTTGATTGTGTTTCCCGTAAGTTAATAAATGGAAACCGACTACTTTATTATACTGATAACAATATACCTTTTGGTAGAATTGATCTCGACGAGCCCCCATTGGTTGGCGACGCTACTGATCAATCAAGTTTATTACCTTCTGCTACTATTCCTGAAATAGAAGTAGAAAGAATAAACGAAGGTGTAGCGTCTAGTATTAAGCCTGGTGTTTATCAGTTCGTTACAAGATACATTACAAGTGGAGGAGGTACGACTGCTTTTGGTTTACCGACAAATCCTATACCAATGGTTCCTACTCAAAAATCATTAGGTGTTAATCTTTATGAAGGAGACTATAACGAAGGTGATGCAATAAACAAAAGTATTACTTTAGAAATCAGTAATGTTGATCAGCAGTTTGATTCTTTAGAGTTAGTTGTTCTTTATTACGAAGGGAACTCCAATATTTTTAAAGCTTCAAAGCTTGATGATATAAGGATCTCTTCTGAAACTATTTCTTATGACTTTATAGGTGTTGAAACAGAGTCTAGTCAAGACGTATCTAGAGCTGAAATAGAACAGCCTGTAGTTGATTATAGCACAGCAAAATGTATTGAGCAAAAAGATAACTTCTTGTTTTTAAGCAACTTATCTGCATCTTCTTTAGATACAGATCTACTTCAAACAATAGCTAACAACGTAGAGGTTAAGTATAATGTAAATGAAGTTCCTTTTTCTGGAAGAGGAGAGAGCGATGTAAAAACGGAAGTATTTACTTTATTAAGCCTTCCTTTTCTTGATGATAATCAAACAGTTGTTTTAAAGTTTTCTTCTCCACCAGCATCTGCTTTAACAAGTGACTTCTTATTAAACTCTTCGGGACAACCCTCAAAGGCTTCTATTGAGATAACAGATAACTCTTTAATACTTGCAGGAGACGAAATATCTATAGGTAGTTTTGGCTCTCAAGTTTCTTTAACAATAACAGCCGTAGCTATAGGTGATCCTATTACTACTAATGAGTTTAATATAGGCGTAGATGCTTCAGAGACTCTTCAAAACATTACAGATACTATAGCAAACTCTCCTGACGTTTTGTTTTATTTTCCAACAGAACCAGTCAATGATTCTATAGAGTTAATATGGGGTGTTGTAGATCCTTCTGTTAACGGAACTACAGTAACGACTACTTCTTCTTCTGTAACTACAGTAGACTTTGTTGGCGGAGCTCTTAACAATAATAGCTTTGCCCCTGACTCTGTAACTGTAGACGGAAATGATTTAGTGCTTTCTTTTTCTCAAGACGACATTATACCATCAGACACACTAAGTATTTTAAATGACTTGTTTGATTCTTCATCAAGTCAATCTATACCTGCAGTACCTGATTTAGCTTTAACCCTAAGTGACTCTTCTTTTACTGATCAAGATCTTCCAGAAGGTTTTACAGATTACATTGAAGAAAC